TGTCTATGCAATTGTTATCCACAACAACCACCAGCTTGCTTTCAACACCTGCGTCCTGTAGCATGCGATCCATGAAGCTGGCACTGTTATACAGTCCGGTGCTGAGTCCAACGTGATTATGTATGGGTTGGTTATAGTCAGGCCTACGTTTTAAAATAAAAAGAACTCTTGCCATGATGCATCCTTGGGAATAATATATGTATTTAATTGAGTTGCACCAGTGCCGCCGGCTGGATGATATCGTTAATTTTGTTTTTAGAGGCTTTGTCAATGTTCATTGACAGGTATTGCCAAACAAAGGTGGCAGCAGCCAGAGAAGTAATCTGTGCATGATCGTAAGCTGGATTTACTTCCACGCAATCCATGCCCACCCAATTAATGCTTTGTAGCTCATCCAACAGTTCTCCAAGCCACATGGTAGATAAACCCCCAATTTCAGGAGTGCCTGTTCCGGGTGCATAGGCAGGATCTAAGCAGTCAATGTCCAGTGTAAGATAGGCTGGTAGATCGCCAACTATTGTTTTGATAATAGATGCCATTACAGCAGGATCATGCTTCATGGCCTGCTTGGCTGATATGGTGGTACCGCCTCGTTTTTGTAAAAGTTCTCTGGACTCCTTATCTGCCGGACTGCGAATTCCGATGCTGATCGTATGGTTAGGACTGATTAAATCATCTTCGATAGCATAATACAACCACGTTCCGTGACCTTTTAGCTGGCTGAAATGCATTGACCATGTGTCACAGTGTGCATCGAAATGAACCACAGCAACCTTACCGTGTTTGGCCCGTAGCGTGCGTAGGATGGCATCGGTTATGCCGTGGTCGCCACCTAAGGTTATCACATGCTTATCGTTGCGTAAAAAGCCGTAATAATGATCTTTTATGATTTCCAAGGCCTCGGAGGTATTTCCGCTAGGTATGGGTATGTCGCCAGCGTCTCCAACCCAATTGCCTAATTCGACGGGGTACCTTTCGTGCACCCCGTCGGTCAGCATCATGCTGGCATCCCGTATGGCATTTGGACCCATCCTAGCGCCGCTGCGGAAGGTGGTGGCACAATCAACCGGTGCTCCTAGGATTACGAATTCATGTGTTGTATAATTTGGTACTCCGCAGAAATTGCGTGTGGTACCATACTGGAATGGCATATGCATCATACAATAAGACCGCTTGACGGAATGGCTATACCCGATGTTTGAGAAATGTAGTTTTTTGTGGCATCAGCGTTTGCTTTTACCATGCATACAACGTGATTTTGGGATATTGGAAATTTAACTGACGAGTCGGCACCCATTATCCAAAAGGGGGCCATTTGGACACCTGGCTGGCCGGTACGCGGATCCTGGCTTAGGATCATCAGCATAGGCTTGGTTACAAACAGGGTCTGTGGATTTTGATCGGCGATTTTTGCTATCAATTCGTCACCGTTGCTTAACTTGATGCACACAACGTCGTTGGTGGTTGGTTTGTTTTCAATCAACATATCGTCTTGGTCCTCTTGGCTTCTATTGTCATGCTAGAGGATACATGATATGTTTTGAAATATCAACCAGCAATTACGGGAAGTGGTTTACCACTATCTGGCCATGCACGCCCAATGTATATAAAAGATCCCTGTTGATATCCGCCGGTTACCACATCGCCTGGTGTATTGCCCTGATTACCACCTAAGCATCTATACCATCCGCCTTGCGGAGCTCCCCACAAAAAGGTAACATGTAGTCCAGAACTGGTATTACCCGACGAACTTACCACGGCCACATCGCCTTGACGCCAGAGATTTGGTTGATGGGTATCAATTGCCTGGCCATATCTACGATAGTCACCTGCCGCAGCTGACACATGCTGGCTGTTGGCACCAACAACATAGCCGAGACCGCTGATTTTCAGCATCCACCCCATGAAGGCTGCGCACCAATAGCTATGCCCAGGAGGAAATACGCTGCCTGACGATATTCCAACCGTTTCAAGCATCTGTTGGATGTTTTTGTTGGCCGACCCGCCGCGCCATGCACCGGATTGGCCTTCCTGCCATACCTTGTTCAGATTACCAATCAGCGCACCATAACCGCCTTGTCCTGATGCAGCAGCATCAACCACCGTTGTTGTGGCCCCTACCATCTGTCCGGCAGCGGCATCTGGACTTGGCGCGGTACCCTCTGAACTGGCTCCAGGAGTACCAGGCGGAACGGCCATGACATTGCCGTTGGCATCGGTAATGTACCATTGGGTGTTTTGTTCAGATGTGGCTGCTGATATCTGCTCAGATGTTAGGGCATACTTGGGCGATGGAATGACAGGCAACGAGTGCAGTGCAGAAGGTTGCGGAACGGCAGGCTGCCAAAGAGCAGCCTGCACCTGATTGATATATACGCTTGGGCTATACCAAACATCTTGCCCACTATAGCTTGGAGGATTTAACGGCATATTATATTTATGGGTTACTTTGCCGCGAAATGTGCTGCCAGCTCCGTATAACCACCAACATGCTGGCCGTCTAACCAAATTTGAGGTACAGTTTTAGCACCTGGATATTTTGCTAACAAATCGGCTCGTGTTATGTATTGCTGATTATCTTCAACTTTTTCTTCGCCAAGACCTGCACTGATAATGTATTCGCGATATGGAATATTTTGGTCCTTAAGTAGCGCCTTTGCTTTAACGCAATATGGGCAATTCATTTTAGTATATATTTCTGCTTGCATATCTATCTCCTAATATGTTTTATCTTTGTGTTTGGTTTGTATTAGTGTACCGTTGGATGTTTTTGCAATCCAAACACTATCCGGTGGCGGCACCAGACCTGCATGTTCATAATGCCAAGCCCAGCGAGAATTATAATTAACGGTTGGAACAGTAATGTGTATATGAGATAAGTTTGAATTAACAATTGCTGACCAAAATTGTCTGTCACTCCATAGTCTGTAATCTGGGTTTGTTATCCAGTATGATAACATATGTAATGTTGTTTTTTTAATGAATAAACAATTGGTATCGCAAAAAATATTACCGTCACTTTCAAAGTTATCTACAAACATATTGGCACCGTTAATTGTGCAGATATTACGAGTAGCTGTTGCAACATCTCTTATGCCGATAGCATTAACCATAGTTTCCAAATGTGTTGGAAGATATGTGTTATCTGCATCAAGAAATGCTACAGCATCAAACCCTCGACTAAACGCCGATATAGCTGCTAACGCTCTTGGTGTAGCACCAGCATCTGCATGGCAATGAGGTAATACCATGTGTTCTGTATTACTCCATTTATCCACCATAGGATGTGGTTCACCGTCTGCAACCATTATGTGCACAAAATTGTTATATGTTTGTGACATAACAGAATTATGGCATGTAGAAAGCACCGCGGTGCTTTCTTTATAGTACGGAGTAACTACTGCTATTCGCATTAGATACCTGGAAGATCTGAATAATCAACCGTTTCACCTATTACAGCCGGAGCAACCCAGCATCCACAAAAACCACCACGCCGGCCACCAGGACGATATGCGACATGTGCGCGGACACCAGCAGTTCCTAATAATGCAACTAATGATAAAACAACAACTATCTTTTTCATTTTATTTACTTTGTAGTATTATATATTACTTTTCAAATTAATACAATTACTTTGATAAATATTAGTGTAGTTCGCGATACTGGAAATATCCAACTACTCTAACATAAAAGGACTATGTCAGCAATGTATTTGCGCTTCTACGTCTACGCTTATTTGCGATCAGACAACACTCCATATTATATAGGAAAAGGAATGGGCAACAGAGCTTATTCAAAACAAAAAGTAATTTCAGTCCCAACGGATAAATCCCGCATTGTTATATTAGAGAATAATTTAACAAATGTAGGAGCACTTGCTTTAGAACGGAGATATATTCGTTGGTACGGACGAAAAGATAACGGCACTGGCATTCTCCGAAATCTAACAGACGGTGGAGAAGGATCTGCAGGAATTATTAGAACACAACATCAAAAAGACCTACAACGATCTAAGATGAAAGGACGAGAGAGTAAGACCAAAGGTTGCAATAACGGCATAACGGATCTAACTATACACGGATTCCAACACACCGATGGCAGAATAGAATACTGTACCAAGAACGAACTTTATACAAAATACAATTTACTGAAAGTAAATGTCCATGCGTTGTTTGGAGGATGTAACCCGCAAAAATCTGTTAAGGGATGGTCTTTAATTAAAGAGGCGGTAGAGCATCATAATCTATTTCCTCTGACATAATTCCTATTACATAGTTGGTGCTCTCAGTCTCCTGCAAGGCAGATTGCTTGTTGCTGGTATTGCTGTGTTTGTTGAACCAAGGAATTGGAGTGGTTTTTGGGGCCGGCAGTGTATACTTGATGCCAATTTCCTTTAATGCTGCCTGGGCGGTGAAATCCATGAAATCCTTTAGGATTTGGGAATTAAGACCAATGACCGGACCAAACTTAAACAGGTAGTCTGCCCAATCCTTTTCCTCCTGGATAACATCCATGTAGATTCGATAAACCTCTCCAGCACACTCCTGCTTGGCTGCTGCAAATCTAGGATCGTCCTTTGCACATTGATTGATGACATAAGCGGTCCAATCCCTGTGTAGTATTTCGTCTTGCAGGATCAGGCTAATGATGTTGCCGTTGCCGATGAAGATCTTGTTCTCTACCATGGCAAGGCTCGTGGCAAACGATACCATGAACCGCAGTGCTTCCAGCGCATAACTGGTGTGTAGCGCTAGCCATATGGCCTTGATGTGCTCGCTCTCATCCACCTCCAGGCCAATTTCCTTCTTGCAGTTTATGACATGCAGGCTGTCATAGTATTTGCCGATCTGGGCGGCCATGTCGATTATCGGCGCGGTCTCGTGTATCTTGTTGAATTCTTCCTTGGGGACATTATAGATGTTACGGATGATATGGCTATAGCTTTTTGAATGCAGGTTTGTCTCAAAAAAGCTCCAGTTGCTTACCAGTGCCTCCAGCTCAGGAATTGAAATCACAGGACCAAACACCTGTGCTGGGGCACGACCCTGTATGGAATCAAGGGCGGTTTGACGCAAGAGATTGCTGGTAAAAATATGCCGAACGGTTCCGCTGGCATTTTTAAAATCAGCAGCATCCTTTGTTAGGCTGATTTCCTCGGGTACCCAAAAGAACCCCCTGGCCGTCTCCTCGAACTTGGCGATCTTTGGATACTTGAACTCCTCAAATCTCTGTACCGTTACCTGTCCGGCAGGATCTAAAAACATCTTGCGGTTGAGATAGTCAGTTTTTTTAGATAAATCGTATTGTGCGATCGCCATGATTATATCTCTTTCTTAACTGTTATTTTGTTATTATTATTATAAAACGCAAGATTCGCAATGCTCTTCGTCATCGTAATTGATAGATTCAATCATAGCTGGAGTATTTTCTGCATCCATTTTGCTACCTTGTTTTTCAACAAGTGAGTAATATATGGTTTTCAATCCCCATACGTGTGCCTGCATTAGGTTCTTCGCAATTAATGTAGTCGGCACTTTACGATCTGGAAAGTGTTTTGGTGAATAGAAGGTATTGGTACTGATAGATTGATCTATATACGCTGCTAATACAGCAGCAGTTTTTAAGTAGCCATCACAGTTTTTTTGATCCCACAGCAATTGATACTTACTTTTTAGCTTTTGATATTCTGGCACAACTTGTATAAATGACCCAGCTTTTGATTCTTTAACACTAATCAAACTCATCGGTATTTCAATACCGTTTGTTGAATTAATGACAACACTTGAACTTTCAACTGGCGCGATTGCCATTAGTGTTGAATTACGAACACCATATTGTTTCATATTAGCACGAAGATTTTCCCAATCTAACTCTGGTGTAAAATCTGCAAGTTCATTAACACCAGTTGCACGCAATTCCCAAGGGAACACTCCTTGACCGTAACGTGTTTGACCACTATGCAAACATGCGCCGCGTTCTTTTGCTAATTCGACGGTGGCTTCTGTAAGATAGAATGCTTGATGTTCCATCCAAGATTTAACTTCTTGTAGAGCGTCTTTTTCACCATATTTGAAGTTGCGTTTTGCATGCCAATATGCAAGGTTTGTGACACCAATTCCAAGTGGTTGAATCTCATCATTACTAAGCTTGCTTTGTATGCTTAGGAAATCTTGATAATCAAGTATATTGCATAAGCTACGTTGTAGAATTCTGCAAGCACGTCGCATGTCTTCTGGGTTTCTAAATGCGCCCCAATTCACGCTGCCCAGAGTACACAGAGCTATTTTTGGTACTTCACGAGTGCATTCTTTTTTAATTATTTTCATTTTTTTAATTCCATTTCATATAAATACTATTTATACAGCATAAGGTACACAATGCATAAAATTAACACAAATTCCATTTATTGGTCTAGATATACTAAATTTATTAATACCAGACAAACGAGAATCATACCACCAAATTCTATGGTAGAACTTCATCATATTGTCCCCAAATGTGCAGGCGGCGACGATTCTGTTTCTAATTTGATCGAACTTACTGTACGAGAACATTTTATTGCACACTGGATGCTTTCTAAAGTTGGAATCGACGATGTGTGGTATAAACTTCGTTTTGCTTTTGGTTGTATGAGTGTTTATAGCAAGTCTAATTCTTATAGAAATTTTCTCAAATCTAGACAATTTGAAATTTCTAAAAAAATCAGAAAAGAAACTTTTAAGATGTGGAATGACCTCAATCCTTCTAAACCCAAAGGAACATCTTGGTATGTTGACGAAGATGGTGTTAGATATAGATGTCATCCAGATTCTCCTAAAATAAAAGAATTTAACTTAAAAATGCAGGCCCCTGGAAAAGGTAAAAAATGGTATACAGATGGTAATAAATTTTTTATGTTATTTGAAACTGATCCGGTGATTTTATCATTAAATCTGCAACCTGGCTGCCCAATTAAAGGGGTGGAAAAACAATATTCAGTTGAAACTTTAAAAAGTTTATCTGAGGATCGGGCGGGCAGATTTTGGTTCAACGACGGAAAACAGTCATATAAACTAAAATTAAACGACGTCAAAATAAAAGATTTAGGTCTTTCTGTTGGAAGACTTATATCACCAGACGGCTTAGAGCGAATTAAAAGCGGTGCCGCGTGGAAAAGAACTCCCGAAGATAATTTGAAAAATTCACTCAGGCAACAATCAAAAATGAGATTCAATGACGGCGTTAGAAATTTCACATTAGATCCAGATGATCTATTAATTTCGCAACTATCATTAATTCCAGGTGTCATATTAACACAGGAAGGCAGGGGGAAAATATCATTATGTGCTAAAAACAAAGATACCTCATATATTGTTGGAAAAAAATGGTTTAATGACGGCATAAAAAACTACAGATTGTTTGAAGACGAAGGATTAAAAATGGGATTGGTAAGAGGGAAATTGTACATCTCTAAACCAAAAAGTCTTTAATATCGTCGTCATCGGTTAATTCTCTTACCTTCTTTTTTTCGCCGTTTGATAATAGAACTTTATGCTGTCCAGGTAATGTTATTTCTTGACCATTATCTAATGTTAGTTTGAATTCGCCTTCATCGTCTAGACTATTGAATGGTTTTGTAGGAAGTAGAATTTCGCAATTATGGACTAATATATTATTAGCAAAAAAACATGACGTATCAGGAACACTGATATCATAAACGTCTGTTGGTTCAACCTTAATGGTTCTAACCGTTAAATGGCTATTAACTAATTCACCTACACACAACACGTCAGTTTCTACTAATTGGTCCGCACGAACATATCCACGGTTTTTAGTAAAAATCAAATGGTCGCCGGTACATTGTATAATATTTCCAGATTCATCTTCTATTTCATACAATTCCGTTACTGTTTTTGTTTTTTGTGCACCAGTTACCGATGCCCATGCTATTTTTCCGTCATCATAGCTTTTAACTTTGGCACCGTGCATACCACCTAATTTGAATCTTTCAACAAAGCTTTGCAGTGACATTTTTTCGATATTGCCGTTATTATTGAGAACTTCTATTTCTGTCTCACCTGTTAAACAACAAAGATTGCTTTGATAAATCGTGTGATATTCTGGGTCAAACGGTCCTTGATTTTGAACGTTGTCGATAAACACCAGATAAATCCTGCCGGTATCCGTGCGCTCTTTAAGTATACCTCCCTTGAATACTTCCTCGGCGCTCATGGTCTTGGTTCGTAAATCCGTTCGCTTCTCATACTTTACATACAGCTCCTCAAATAGCGCTGTGTTTTTATAAAAAGCCTCGTATAGGTCCGGAACCTCGTTTGGATCAAAAAACGTGATGTTTTCCTGGTTCTTGAACCTACGCCAGAAAAATGCGTTTAGCACCACACCGTAGTCCATGTGACGGACCCGGGTTTCCTCGGTGCCTTGATTGTTTTTCAATACGATCAAGTCATCAAACTGATGATGCCATAATGGGTAGAACACTGTTGCACTATTGTGGGCCAATAATAATTTGTCTGGTTCCATCCCTGCATAATAATTTTCATGTTCATCAATGCTAAAATCGGCATATTGAGTTGATACGTTAGGAGAAGTTACTTCTTTAACTTTATCTTTTTTGTTGATAACAGACACTACATAATCTCCTGTAGTAATATCACCACCCTTTACATATTTGATTTTTCCAAATTCATTGATTGCAGTAGGATGTGTGTCGCTCGTAATTAATTTAGCATCCGATGTTGATGTAATTTTTACTTGGTGTTCATGTGGAACTATCGGTCTCATGACATTTAATACTTTACGATATACATCCGTTTGTGTTTC